CACTGTTCCGGCCAGTCCGTCGGAATTGCATTAGACGGGGTTAGTGAGGTGTATACATCGATAGCATCTACTCCCTCGTCCTTGAGGTCTGCTAATTTACGGTCTGTCTCCCGTCGTCCTTGAGCGATCCAGAGGCTTTTAACAGCGGGTACTTCCTTCGCCATGGCGGCGATTTCCTCTGCTTCCTTCTCCAACTTATCGGAGTCGGTTTCATCGACTGCAAAACCAACACGTTCTTTGAAAGCGTCGATGATGCTCCAGGGCTGATTGGATCGGTAGTGTATAACTCCTCGGTCTACCGTATCCTGCCAGATAGCCAACCACGATGAGGCGGCTTTCTCAGGGTTGTACAACTCTTTTGTTTCGTAACCCATATCAGCCATTTGCTTGCGGTTTACCAACTGCTCCTCCAGTTGGTTCAGATGATCCGCATATTCGTCGAGGGTGTTGAACTTGGCTTCTGCTCTTCGTTCCCGCACTAGCCACAAGGAATGTGTAAGGCTACGTCTTGCCGCGATCTGCTGTAAGGTGAGTCCTACTAACTCGAACTCTACGGGGTCGATTCCGTATACGACTTGTGATAATGGCATAACATCTGTCTCCAGTTTGTTTAAGTGAATTGGACGGTGCATCTCCCTGCCGTCCGTCAGGGGTACAAATTCTATACGGTTTGTTCATCATACAGTTGATGAATTCGATTATCAAGTGCGCTGTTCTCAAACTCTAGATTATTGCATTTTAGCTTGAGTTCTGCGGCTTCCGTTAAAAGAACGTCGTAGCGTAGTTCGTCTCTACGCCTATCTCTGTGTAATTGACCGATCTCATCGCGCATCTTACCAAGAAGTGCGAGAGTTGAATTAGATATTGATACTAGATTAGTCATGCGATTCTCCTGCTGTGTATGTAAAAGTTTAACCACACGGGAGCGTATCGTCCCGCAAGGAATGACATCTCATTGCTTATAAATTCGATCACGTTGTATCTGATCGCCTTGCGCAGGTATAATCTATAGGGCATTCTGGAGTTATGCGGAAGAATGTCATGTACGATGTGAAGCGCAAGGTTGATTTCGTAAGTGATGAGAAGAGCGACTGAGGAAATAAGACGCGCTTGCGCGTGCTGTTGGTCGCGTTTATTCCGCCCGGGTCGATAGCATATGTGCAAATAAAATGCGACTGTTGTATCGTCGCTACCTTGTAGTTGGGTCGAGGCGAAGCCGTAGTAGGAGATGTCACAAGATGTTGTTATCTGGCATCTTATGGCAAGTTGACGGCGCTGTAGTGACTGGAGCGGCCTTTAGGTGTTTTGCGGAATCGGCGTTTATGACTTACGGACCCTATGACAAGAGCCATAAAAAGGCGTAAGGAACGCGCAAGGATGCTTGTCGTAAGATGCCAGTTGCTGTTATCTTATAAGTAGATGTGTCGAAACATCTACGTTAAGTTACTGTATATATACTCAAGTAGTTAGTTCCCCTATATGATAGACTGTGTATATGTATTAGTATGTATATGTGTTGTGTATGTTTATAGAATAAGATATCTTTCTCACACACTCACACAGTAAGAAAAGGTGTCGTAACTATGCTGTTGGTTACTACACGCACGAAGTAAGCGTATCCGGTTAGTGCTATACCGTAACGATGCCCGTAAGTATGCCTCAATGAGGCCCATGGACCCCATCGAAGGCTTTTTATATTTATATATATCCTTCCCACAAACCAAAGGGGAGATTACAGTTCATAAGGAGATTCTAATGGACGATTTAGATAAGATTATTAAACAGTTAGAGACTGGTGGTTCTAAACGTAGGAAGATGTACCCCTCTAGGAGAGTAGTTAAAAAATTAGGAAAAGGTGGTTGGGCTACAAAGAGGCAGTCTGACATAGCGTTTGGTATCCACCCCAAGAACTAATGGCTAGAGCCGAGAAGAAGTGGATAAAGAAAGCTATTAAAAAACCAGGACAATTACACAAGGATTTGGGAATTCCAAAGGGAAAGAAGATTCCCACATCTGTGTTAAACAAAGCAGTTAAACGTAAGGGGAAGGTAGGCCAGAGAGCAAGATTAGCAAAAACTCTCAAAGGCTTGAGAAAGAGATGACTGAAAAACAAGACAAGTTCATTGAATACTATTGCCGTACTGGTAACGCTACCCAGTCGGCTATTGAAGCAGGGTATTCTGAGAAGACTGCTAATCAGAAAGGATATGAACTAAAGAAGCTTCTAAAAGAGCAGATATACGAAAATGTCCAGGTAATTCTTCAGGACCGTATACCCGCAGCTTTGTACCTCCTGTCAGAACTAGCCCAATCGGCTGAGTCGGAATCGGTTAGACTTGGCGCGGTTAAGGATATTCTGGACAGAAGTGGCCTTAAACCTGTTGAAAGGATTGAAACAACGTCTGTCGAAAGAATGAGTACAGCAGATATCCAAAGGGAGCTAGATGCCCTCCGCAAACAAAGACATTGAAAGAGAGTTAAGTTTAGAACGGGAACTTCGGCAAAGGGAAAGATACGCCAGAATTGACTCTTATGATCCGTACCCTTACCAGCTAAAGTTTCATCATACAGGGAAAGAAGCTAACCAAAGACTCTTGATGGCTGCCAACCGCATAGGAAAATCCTATTGTGGAAGCATGGAGTTATCCTATCATTTAACGGGATTATACCCTAAATGGTGGGAAGGAAGAACTTACGACAGACCCATCATAGCATGGGCTGGTGGCGTTTCTAACGAAACAACTAGAGATATTGTACAATTTGAATTATTGGGTTCCCCTGATGACCCCGATGCTTTCGGTTCCGGTACTATACCGAAAAACCATATAATAAAAACTGAACGCAAACCGGGAGTCCCTAACGCCAAAGCTGTCGCTTTAATCAGGCATGTTAGCGGCGGGAACTCTTCTTTATTCTTTAAAGCCTACGAGATGGGTGTTGAGAAATGGCAGGGAAGAAGTGTAGATTGTATCTGGTTGGATGAGGAACCAAGCAGAGATATCTACAGTCAAGCAGTAACGAGGACTCTGGATCGTAAAGGCATGGTTTATATGACCTTTACACCGGAAGCGGGGATGACCGAAACGGTAGCTTCGTTTATGAATAACCTCCAGCAAGGGCAGTCTCTCACAAATGCGACCTGGGACGACGCATCTGAGAAAGTAAAGTCCATGAAAGGGTCCAACGGGCATCTAAACGAACTGGTAATGGAGCAGATTCTATCCTCCTATTCCCCGCATGAGAGGGAAATGAGGAGATATGGAAGACCTTCTATAGGCTCTGGCCTTGTCTTCCCTGTCCATGAAGAAAAGATAATGATTGATCCAATACATATTGAGGATCATTGGCCGAGAATAGCAGCCATAGATTTTGGGTTTGACCATCCTACTGCTGTTGTATGGGGCGCAGTTGACGAGGATAGGTTCTATGTCTATGATTGTTACAGAGTATCGAAAGCTTCGCCTGCCGTTCATGCGGAGGCTATACGTTCTCGACCCCGTTTTATCCCCATTGCTTATCCCCATGATGGCAATAGACGAGATTCTATGGGTAATCCCGGTCTGGCTGACCAGTATCGTAATCTAGGATGTAATTTCATCCTTCAGCATTTTACAAATCCTCCTGCTTTAGGAGAGAACAAAGGATCAAATTCCATAGAAGAAGGTTTAATGGCGATGCTTCAGGCTATGGAGAATGATAACTTCAAAGTATTCAGCACTCTATCGGACTGGTGGGAAGAGTTCAGAATGTATCACAGGAAGGGTGGAAAAGTAATCCCTATTAGGGACGACGTTATGTCTGCAACACGTTATGCGTTTATGTCTCAGAGACATGCTATATCAGGCAAAGACCCGAAATGGACAAAGGATTTAGAATATAGAAATTATGGCATCATCTAAAATGACAGAAGAAGAGTTAGTCACAAGAATTCGGGGAGAAATTACCGATTCTTTGGGCTATATGGGGGATACTATATCTCACCAAAGAGAGAAGGCCATGCAATACTATTATGGTCTTCCATTCGGAAATGAGGTGGATGGACGCTCTCAGTATGTAGATTCTACAGTTCAGGATACTATTGAATGGATAAAGCCGTCTTTGATGAGAGTATTTGCATCTGGTGACGAGATGGTGAAGTTTTCTCCGCATGGCCCGGAAGACGTTCAGATGGCTGAACAGGCGACTGATTACGTTAACTATGTCTTTACAAAAGATAATCCGGGATGGGAGATTCTTTACTCTTGGTTCACCGATGCGCTTCTTTCTAAAAATGGTATTGTAAAAGTTTGGTGGGATGAGTATGAGGATTGGAACAGAGAGGAATACCAAAGACTCAGCGAGATTGAATTCGAGACTTTAATTCTTTCAAATAATGTTGAGGTAATCGAGCATAGTCAATACCCTGATCCGCAAGCCCAGACTATGGAGGTAATACCTGGGGCTGCCGTTGCTCTGCTCCATGATGTTGTAGTAAAAAGAAATAGTTACACTGGAAAGATTCGCATAGAAAATGTACCGCCTTCAGAATTCTTAATCGCCAGAGAGTCGAAGACTATACAGGATGCTCGATTCGTATGCCATAGGACTGAAAAGACTCTCTCTGAATTAAGGGAGATGTACCCTGAAAAGAAACTTGAAGTAGAAGACTTGCGAAGTGGTGGCGAAGATATGGCTGAGTTCTCTATGGAAAGATTAGAGAGATATGACTTTGACAAATCAGCCAGATATTGGGAAGGTTGGGGCGATTCAACTTATGGAGAAGATGGATTAAGAACTTACTGGCTACATGAGTCTTTCCTAAAAACAGATTTCAATGGAGATGGGATCACCGAGTTAAGGAAAGTCTGCACCGTTGGTTCTATTGTTTTATCAAACGAAGAGATTGATAGCATTCCATTTGTTTCCTTGACTCCTGTAAAGATTCCACATAAATTCTTTGGCTTGTCTGTTGCCGATCT